GGTTTACGTTCTCACCGAGAAAGCAGACACGTTGCGACCTAGTGATTATCCAACATGGGGAAGTTAATTTTAAATTCGTAATTTTTGCTCCTCCTGCTTTGCTATTCGGAATTATTTTCTTAACTTTGCACTGTTAACAGGAAAGATATCCTGCTATGGCAATCTAGCGAAGAATATTGTATAACATATAAATAAAGAAACAATTATGAAAAAGATTAAGACATTCGAGGCTGTTGCAGCCTACAAGACATTGAAGGCATTGAAGACATCATCAATGAGCGATGATGCCGCTATGCGAGTTTGGAAGAATATGAAGGCACTGCGCCAAGTAGCCGATACCTACGACAAGGATGTGGAGGAAGCGCAGCAGAGCTTGAAGGACGATAAGTTCGAGGAGATGCAGCGCAAACTCCATGAGTGTCAGCAGTTTGAGCAGAAGCACGCCAATGAGGGCTACGAATACACCAAGGACGATTCAGCCAAGTTCGCTGAGGTCAATGAGTACTTCTTCAATCAGAAGCAGAAGACCGAGAAGTATTTCAAGGAACTTGCCGACAAGGAGGTAGAGGTAGACATCGAGGCAGTTGATGAGAAAGAGCTTTTCAAGGCTGCTAAGGATTGCGGCTTGAAGTTCGCAGATATGGAGAGCCTTGAGGTTGTGATAGGATAAACACTGATAGCGTTAGAATTTGGTAAGGAAGCCGTTCTAACGCTATTTTTGCAACCATCTACTTTCAGATTGTTACTTTAGCAAAGTTTAACTTTAAATTTTTGCTCAAAATAAATATTTTTGTGCAGAATTGTTTATTTTTGCAGCACTTTCCTTATTATTAAGAATGAGGAACTAAGAACAAATAATAAAACAAAAGGAGAAGAATTTATGACTAAAGAGGAAGAAGATGAAGTCCATCGGTTAGTTCAATCAGTCGGTGTTGTACAGTTGTCAAGAGTAATGTTTAAGGACATGGACGTTAGCGAAATGATAAACGTCATTATCCTTGCAGGTAGAGGCTACAGCGTAAAGCTACTCACTTGGTTTAAGTATTATTGTGAAGTGATGCCTCTGTTTATCATGCTTTTTCATATTGCATGCATGGTAACATTTGCGTCTCATGAAAAAGAAATGTGCGTATGGTTTAAGGAGAATTGGGTATCGGCAGCATTTATCTATTTCTCAGTTTACATCCATCCGCTTGTGCTTATACTTGCTAGCAGATTCTTTTGGCTCTGCTACAGATGGCGTATTCCGATGATCATCTACCTATTTGGGATAAATGCTATTCATATTGTATACTGGAATGTTTTTACCACCAACGAAATGGTGGAATCTAATGTTGTAATACTTGTAATGACCATTATATTTTATGGATATGGTTTTGCCGATAAGTATTACTCAGGCAAGGGCTGTCAAAGTTTAATCTCTAGATTATAATGATATGGGAAAGTTATTTGGTTATCACACCTTGGGAGTATTATTAAAATCGTTGTCTGACTCTTGCTTTCGAGCAGACGAGCAAGAGAAGAGAGGGGAGAAGGTAACTGCTTGCGGAATGAGCAGCGATGAGATAGAAGACCTTTGTGAGAACTATCTGCCGTATGCTCTCAACCCTATGTTGAGCACCGAGGAGGTCAAGGAGAAGCTTCACGTTTCTGATGCAACATTGAATAGAATGGTTGCTAGAGGTGACATTCCGAACGGAGAATGCAAAAAGCGAGGGCACACCCGATATTTTAAGAAGTGGGATATACTGCACTTCATTAAGAGTAAGAGAAAATAATAGTTGAACATGTAAGTGTTCCTTACAAGTTGAGTAAGAGAGGTAAGTGATTGCCTCTCTTTTTTGTTTCAGTTTGCGTGAGTGACTGTTGCAATTTTTGCAACAGTCACTCTGACTTCCCTTTTTTTTGTTTTTACATTTTCAAAAAGTCTTCTATATCTATGTACTCAATACCGAAATTCTCCGCACATTGTTTGTCGGAGTCCGAGAAGTCACCTTCTTTTCCGCTAGCATCACCTATCATTATCAGCTCACTTTTCTTCCAAGAAGAATACGACTCAAGCATTCCTGTATTTGGCTTTCTCATTTCTATCTCTGCATGCGATGGGCAATACATAGAGTTGACGAAGATATTTCGTCCAGTATGATTGCGAAGATATTTTTGCATAAAGCTTTCAATAGCCTTAATCTTGCCGATAAAATCCTGTTCGTCAACAAATTGAGGGATGCCTCCTTGGTTTGAGACTATTTCAACATAGTAAAGAGTAGGGAATGCATCTACAATCTTATCCAAAACCTCTTTACGGATTTTGAAATCTGTTACATCTGTAGGAAAGGTGTTTCCTGATATAGTTGTAATAATCGTGTCGTCTAAATCAATGAATAATACTTTTTTCTTGATTAAATATCCTTTTTCTGTCATAATTTTGCTTTTTTTCTATATTGATATATTAATATCTTTATCTACGAAAATTAAGTTTGTAAAACACAGTTGTTTCGGTGTGTCTCACCATTTTTATTACAATGCAAAGATACGACAAAAAAGATGGCTTTGCAAATAAATTAATGCAAATTTTAAAACGTTATCTGTTTTTAATGAAATCATTAACAATTCTCTCTATGGTGTCTTGCTTGATAGCTATAGGGGCATCACCTTGATATTCTATCACTTGGTTGCCGCATTCCTTCCAAAATAGGTTGCTATTGATGCGTTCGCCATCTACCAAGATCCAATCCGGATGATGTTCAAACGAATGCATATTAGTTAGCGGAACGAGAATGAATAATTTATTCTCCATCTTGTTTACGAGTACCGACAAGTCATTATCATCAAATGTAATGATAACTCGATTTTCATTCTCAGATAGAACGTTAAAATCCTCATTAAAACGTTCATAAAGGTAATTTTTGATTTTCGAACAACTCATATTCTTGTAATTTTATAGGAGGGCAGATGGAAAAATCCAAGGTCTGCCCACCAAGTTAAACTTATAAGGAAATCTTCTATAATATCGACTGACAGAGCCATCCCATAAGATAGCATGGTTCTTCGCCTTGCATATCTATTCCCAGATGGTTGCATATATGTGCTACTACATGAAACATTTCATGTGTGAGACTATTTATATACTCACCTTCAGAAGTAGATTTGCAAATGAGCACAACACTTGTTTTCTTTGAAACATTTGTGTATGTCAATCCTTTGTTTGAAGAATCGGTTGAAATGTGGTCGTATGCATCCAATAATGGTTGCCCCTTACAATCAATGGAACTTAGTAAGTCCATAGCTTCGTCAACATCTTCTTGATTAGCTACATGACATACAATCACATTCCAATCGTATTTCTCCAAGTAAATTTCTTGTTTAATCATAATACATCATCCCATGGAATGCCGATACCATTATGGTTGCAATCGGCATAAAATCTATTGAAAATAAATCCGTCCGCTTGGTCTGGGTCATCCACCATATCCTTAATGAATTGAGCCAAAGCAGCTTCGTCCTTTAAAGAGGACTTAAAGAAATCGGCTCTAGCCATGTTTGCGACATAGACGAAATCGTAATTGTCGGCATTCTCCAACTTTACGTTATTGACTTTAAGAAGTTCCTCGACTGTATCTTTTTCTGTCGGTTCAACTTTTTCGAGCTTACCAGTCGTTGCGTTTGTCTTGCGCATTAAGGTAATAGCCCAATCGCACATCTTTTTATTGAAGTGCCAGCCATTGTAGCGAAGGTATGCAATCATCCCTTCAGGCTTCATATCGTATGCGTCAAGTGGTATTTTGTATCTTCCCATAATAAAAGCTTTTAAAGGAGGTGGAGATTTCTCCCCACCTCAAAGTGTAATACTAATAGCGATAACCGCCACCTCTGCGACCACCATGTCTTTCACCATAGCGGTCATCATCGTCATCCCAATTGTCTCGGTAATCCGGCATTGGGTTTCTGTGACCCATTCGTCCATACTTGTCATCCCCCATTTCATCAATGCAGTGCATGAGTTTACCACCATACTTAAGCATCTTCTCTACAAGTTCTGACATTTCATTTACCTTGTTTTCGGTAATTTCTATCATGTATCCCATAATGATTTACTTTTTTGTATTAACTTTTTCCAAAGCCACTGACAACATAGACTTAATATCGGTCAAAGTTCCCTTCATTCCGCTAACCTCGCTTTTGAGGTTATTGATGTCTTCTTCCTGTTGTCTGTCTTTGGCTATTTGTGGATTCAATACGGCACGCATCTTTGCGCACTCTTCCATAACCTTTTTGTGGTATGGCTCGCTTTCCACAATCTCCTTAGAATGCCGATACATAGCCTCAACTTCCGCATCCATAGCTTCACGGCTTTCAGAAACCACGAGGTTTTCCGAATTTGCAATTTGCATATTGGATGGGAGTTGTTTGAACTCCATTTGTTCATTAGACAATTTTACGACAACATCAACGGTAGTCTCCATTGGTTGTGGGTTGAATTGCCCAGGAGTATATGTTGGGAACTTAGGTTGTGGGTTACTGACCGATACAACCTGTCCGATTTTAAGACTTGGGTTTTCACCCTTGTCAAGCACATAGAATATGCTGTTAGGTCGAAGTCCTTGAAACATAGCTTTGTAATGTTAATTGTTAAACAATACCCGTCATTAGCTGAAGGGTGTTAGTATCTCGCTCGAACCAAAACTGATAAACTCCAGTTCCTGCAATGTCGGCTACCGTCAAAGGATTGCCGTTGAACTTAGTTACAGCTTGGGTTACGCCATTGGTCTCGAAAAGGATTGGCAGCGTATTTGTCGTACCAGTCGGAATAGCTTGATATAGGTTCACAAAGATAGTTCCCCTATAGTTAGCATTCACGAAGGCGTGGTTTCTGAACGAGAAAACGACATTTTCGGTGTTCACCACCACGCCTGTAGATGCGATAGCTGCCGAGCCGTTACGATTAACCCATGCAAAAGGTCTCATCCATAACATAGCAGCCTCCTTTCCTAATTAACCCCAAAAGCTTGCATTGTTGACACCATTCAGACCATATAAGCCTGTTTGCCAAGCAACGCAATTTGGAACAGCAGTAAATGGACTGTAGCTGGTTGTAACAGTTGATGGAAGCTTACACTTGATACCATCTACCTCTTTTTGCAAGCCAGCCAACATAGCGTTGACAGGTGCCATAGCTTGACCTACAATCTGCGAAGTCATGGCAGAAGACTTATAAGTTCCATTCTCTTCACGAAGATGGTCTATCTTGTCCTGCATATCTCTGAGTTCTGCTTGGCGTTGGCCATTAACTACGGTCTGAGTACTATCTTTAATAGCATTCAAAATGTCGCATGTCTGACCTTTAGTTTCGAAAGCAACATTAGAAAAACCTCGTTCCTGACTTACGGCTACATTGTTGATGGCATTCTGCAAAGTGCCAGTCTGCTGACACATAGCCAACTTGACGTTTCCGTCCATAGCCGTAATATTGTTATTTACACGGCAGCAGCAGTCAGCGAGTTGTGATGCAATCTGCATGTTACCTTGCTGAAGAGCGTTGATGGTTTGCATTCCGCTCATACCTACTTGGTTGCCCACGTTCTGGACTTGGGTTGTCAAGGCAGAGATTGCTTGTTGAATCTGTCCTTCAGTACAATTGAGCTGAGTAGCGAGATTACTGAGTGCATTACGATTGCCACCGATAGCATCCATAAGCAAGGAACGACCATAGTCATTGTTGATTTCATTGGCAAGACCTGCGCCATTGCCACGGCCACCAAAGCCGAAACCATTACCGCCCCAACCACAGAAGCAAAGGATAAAGAGCAGCCAAATGAACCAAGAACCATCGCCATTGCCGAATCCGTTATTACCCTTCATCGCAAGAAGAACGTTTGGGTCAACGCCTCTCTGTTGGAGCAAAGGAGCTATCAAGCTCATCATTCCTCCATTGTTACCTGAACCCTCTGGATTAAAAACATAAGTTTTTGATGTCTCCATAAGAATAATCTTTTTGTGTTAAACCTTAATTAAACTAACTCTATGTAACGTTACGGCTGCAAAGTTACGAATAATAAGGATAAGATAAAATAACTCTATCAAACTTTCTTTTAATCACTAATAATCAAGTAGTTAAGGTGATAGGAGGTAATGTCATACTTCCGGATGCATGGAAATCAAAGGCTTGTTTGCAAATTCCGTTTGCAGAAAACGAAAAATGCAAACGGAAATTAAGCACGCACAAACTTGAAACCAAATTTTTCAGTATAGTATTCCTCTTTAGGGTGTCTTTTTGTCTCGGAGTCATAGCAGAGAATAAACGGCTCACCCTTAGAGTAGAAATAGTTATAAGACTTTCGCAAATACATCTTTGCATTCAAAGCCTTTGGGGAGAGTTTTCTTATTCTTAACCTAGTTTCTTGAGGCTTACCCGACAACACTCTAAGTTCATCCATTTTATATTGCATATGCAGCTTTCTGCCTTTACTAGCATACTTTTCTTTATTCCAATAGCTTCTCAAAGACTTGTTACGCTCTTTACGAATCCTATTTATCGTTTCTATATCGTGTTTCAAGCCAAGCTTACTGACTTGTCCTAATATTGTAGACTGAGGAATATTCGTTACTTCTGAGATTTCTCTCGCTGTCATCGTTTGGTACATGTCGGAGATTTTGCGGATAGTCTCATTATTCAATTTATTGTCTATTTTCGTTCCACCTAAAATAGTGATATACTTGTATAATGTATGTAAGGTTACACCAGCAGCCTTGGCTACTTCCTTTCGTGGGTAGTCATTGATGTGGGCTTTGATATAGTCCATCTGTTCTTGTGTTAATCTTCTTGGCATTCTTCGTCCTCCTCAAAAGAAAATCCGTATTTGTTCTTGTAGAATTCTTCATCCATTCTGCGAGTATTCCGGTCATAACCTAAGATGTATGGTTCACCTTCAAAAGCAAAATACCCATACTTATTTATAAGATGGTACTTGGCATGATATGATTTTATCGGCATTTCTGAAAATTTGAATTTCGTCTGCTGCGGAATACAGGATATAACTCGGAATTTCTCCATCTGCATAGTTCTTTGCCAACTTTTCACCCTTTTGCCAATAGTTGCTTTATCATATGCTTTTTTTAAGTTAGCCAAACTATTCTTTTTAAGTCTTTCGATAGTTTCTTCTGAATGAGTAAGCTTTAGTCTTTTTGCCGCCTTTTCTACTGTAGACGGATGACACCCTACAATCTCGGCAATCTCTTTGACTGAATGGTTGGTGTAAAGCTTTGCAATTTGTTCATCACGCTTCTTGTTGGGTTTCGGAACAGGTCTTTTATGTTCGATTTTACAATTGCAATCATGTAGAATCTTATACAAGAATTTCACGCTGACACCCATTCTTTGTGCCAACTTGTATCTTGGTCGTTCATTTATGTGCGCCTTAATGATGTCTATTGTATCTTGTTCTATTATCTTCATTTTTATTCAGTTTTTTATGGTGTGACTCACCTGTATTTGCAAAGGTAATGAGATTTTATTGATAGAGCAAATAATTTAATGTGTTATAACTTTGTTTAAGGAAATATTTAATTATTTGCACAAAAATTAATTGTGTAGTTTTCTGACTCGGCTATTTTCACATTATTATATATAAATAGCTATCTTTGCAACAAAAAACATAAGGAAATGACAGCGGAAACTATTCAATTAATACAGACGGGAATTAATCTTCTTTGCGCATCGGGAGTTATCTCAACGCTGCTGTACTATAATAGTAGAAAGCGAAAGGAGGCGGCACTCGCATCACAGGAAGAGAATAAGACTATTTCATCATATGCCGATGAGTGGAAGGCTCTCTATGAACGTTCCAACGAGTCGGTCGTTAATCTTAATAGTAAAGTAGATGAATTGTATGAGGAAATCAATCAGTATCGTATTACCATACGCAATCTTAGGGATGAGAAGAACGATTTGAAGCTTGCCTTGCATGAGGCACAATGGAACAGATGCATCAAGGATGGATGCCAACTTAGAACCCCACCAAGAAAACGAGATTCTTTAGAAGCATTTGTTGAAAAAGAAGAGAGTGCTATATATCGTGACAGGGAGGATTAAAATATGATTAAGTATCTGAAATTACTTATACAAGTTAATAGCGGACATTCAAGCAAGGCATTCTTCTTAGTGTCCGTGACCTTGATAGGTTTCTTGATGCTCTTAGTTGTATGCTTCATCTTAGTGTGGGAAGTGGTGACTTATGGGACGATCAAGACCGATTTGATGGGGTTAAGTGCATTTGTTGGTAGTGTGGCTAGTTTGTTCGTCACGGCTGGCATTACCAAGACTATAGGGGAACGTGGCGAACATCAAAACATAAACGACAAATAGACTATGGCAGACTCAAGTATTTTACAACCATTCATCCTCTCATTCGAGGGTGGATATTCTAACAAAAAGAGTGATAGGGGAGGCGCAACGATGAAAGGCGTGACTCTAGAGACGTTCCGTAAAGTTTATGGTGCTAGTAAGACTGCATCGGACTTGAAGAAGATAACTGATGAACAATGGCATCACATATTCAAGAAATATTATTGGGATGCTTGCAAGGCTGACCAAATCAACAACCAGTCTGTGGCTAATCTCTTGGTTGACTTTGCTTATAATAGTGGAGTAAGCAGAGCCGTACAAAAGATTCAAACTGTCGTAGGAACAAAAGCTGATGGCATCATGGGTAATATGACCTTAGCTGCTATCAATTCATACAAACAAGGTCAATGGGCGTTGTTCGATAAGCTGAAGGTGTCACGAATTGCCTTTCTCAATGCGATTGTGAACAACGACCCTAGACAAGGTGTGAACCTGCATGGATGGCTTCGCAGGGTTGGAAATATACAATACGGAAAGCTCGTATGTAATAACGGAAAGATAATCACTTGGTAATCTATATAGGGTGTTATGATACACCCTATTTTTATATATTTTTCAAATTCTTAACAATCCAAGAACCTATTGTTATATTCTCTTCTTTAGCTTTCTGCTTTATAATTTCTGCTATATCTTTAGGTATTCTAATGTGTAAATATACATGATTTAGTGCTTTTCGTCCAGATCCTTTTCTTGCACCGCCTCGTTTAGATGTTTTATTACTATTCATATCTAGTATTTAATGCTTGTGTTTAATAGACCCTCAACATTCCGGTTGGACAGAATGACGTGCCGTATTTCTTGTCAATCTCACCCAAGTAGAGTGTAATCTTTCGGCAGCACTATTTCTGCGATACTCGTATTGTTTTTTATTAAGATAAGCCATAAAGTTGCTTTGACCGTGATAGCGAGGGCTTAATATCTTTTTGTTTTCTTTCCGTTTATGTATTCTTCTTGCCACACCTCATTATAATCTGATATATCGTTTGAATAGTAACAGATTATGGTTACTTGCGCAAGACCCGCATCTAATGATGCTGATTCTTTATAACGAATGTTCCCAGAGCCAATATCTAACGAATATTTCTTAGCCATTTTGACAGCTTCTCTATAGTTGTCTGCTCCATCGAACTCTACACTTTCGTAATCGTCTTCCACGCTACCTTTTACGTGCTGTTTAAGAGCTATCTCGTATTTGGGATATACTGTCTTTCCATAGATATTTTTCATATCTTATACCTTATCCGTGTTGGTGAGGGCTGAAATTTATTGTAGTATTAGAAAATTTCCTCTGCTTCAAACTCTACGCTACTCTCCCAGTCGTATGAATC